CTTCACCGGCCTCGTCGCTACGGCGACGGGGCTCGGGGTGTCGATGCTTCCCGAGATCGAAGCCTGGCTGCGCATCGCCTCGCTCCTAGTCGGCATCGCGGTCGGCGTGGCCTCGCTCTACGCCATCCTCAACAAGAAGCGCCCGCCGCACGACCCTTAAAACTTAATTCTTAAAACTTAAAACTCCCTTCCCCCCCTCCCCCATGAACAAATTCCTCTCGCACCTCAAACAGCCGTCCACCTTTCGCGGCCTCGCTGTCCTCGGCGGCCTCGCCGGATTGAGCTTGTCGCCGCAGCATTGGGAAAGCATCGGCAGCGCCGTGGCAGCGATCATCGCTTTGATCGAAGTATTCCGAGACGAGAAGAAATGACCTCGCCCGCCCAGATCGCCGCCACCGGCCTGCTGCTCGGCTACATCTTTCTCTGCATCTCATTTTTGACCGGCTGCAGCACCCTCGGCATCTCCCTCGAAACCGACTACGGGCGCTTCAGCTACACCCTCCCCGAGCTGCCCAAGCCGACATCCTCAAAATAACCACAGAGGACACAGAGAGCACAGAGGGAGAACTTAAAACTTAAAACTTAATCCTTAAAACTCCCCATGCTCCCCCCGAGCCGCCCACAACAAGCCAAGTCGAAGACGCAAGCCCTGCTGACAAAAGCTCGCGTCGCCGATGAGGTCGCGCTGGTGGGCATTCGCGGCTACTACCGAGACACCATGGGCAAGCCCGGCGAGAACGACCGAGGCATCTACGACGACGCCATTTTTCTCGTATCGCCCAACGCCTACGCCACCTTCAATGCGAATACCGATCCCTCGATCCGCCGCAAAGGCATCGCGGTCTTGAAGCCCGGAGTCCACCGCTACCGCAAGGGGAAGCACGGCCTCTCCAAGCCCGGCGGCGGCTACCCCGCGCTGCGCCCCGCCACGCCTGGCGAACAACTCCCCGTGACCCGCGACGAGACAGGCGACTCGATGGGTATCGCCATCAACATCCACAAGGGCGGCACCCGCACTACCAGCAGCGAAGGCTGCCAGACGATCCACCCCGCCCAGTGGAGCGCGTTCGTCGCCCTCGTCTATTCCGAAATGGACCGCGCCGGGCAGAAAACCATCCCCTACCTGCTCGTCGAGGAGGGCAACGCATGAGCCGCATTCGCAAACCCAAAGCCTCCCCACCCAAAGACCGCGAGGCCGTGATGCTCCAAGTCCGTGACCTCCTCGCCGAGCATTTCGATGTCGGCCTCTGCATCGTCTCATGGGAAGCGGAGGGCGAGACTTTCTACATGGATTTGAAATTCGGCAACGATTACGCCGCCCGCGCCCTGTGCCGCGAGGCCGACGAAATCTTGTGGCCTTACGAAACCGAAGACGACGAGGAGGACGACGAATGAAAACATCCTGGAGTTCCATAGCCCGCGAGCAAGCAGACAAAGCCCACAAGACAGAAGTCGATGCGCTCAAAGCCAAGCTCGCCCAATACCAAGCCAGCGTCGAATCGCTGGAAAAGCAACTCGGCATCGCGCTCTCGCTCGGCAAGACACGCATCCGCCCGCAGCCCCTCACCGTCTCGATGAACGACAAAGCCGAGGCCGTCGCCATCGCGCTGGCCAGCGATTGGCATGTCGAGGAAACGGTCGAATCCGCCAGCGTCAACGGCCTTAACGAATACCGGCTCCCCATCGCCAAGACCCGCATCGAGAAATTTTTCTCCACCATCGCCCGCCTCACCGAGATCGAACGCCACGGGGCCAAGATCGACGACCTCATTTTGTGGCTCGGCGGCGACCTCATGACCGGGATGATCCACGAAGAACTCGCCGAATCGAACTCCAAGACGCCGACGCAAGTCATCCTCTGGCTGCAAGACCGTCTCGCAGACGGCCTCGCCACGCTCAAGCCCCACTTCAAGCGCATCCTCATCCCGACCTCTTACGGCAACCACGGACGCACCACCGTCAAACCCCGCCACGCCACCGGAGCCGCCCACAGCTACGAGTGGCTTCTCTATCGCATCCTCGAAGGCCGCTTCGCCGACGACCAGCAAATCGAATTTCAAATCGCCGACAGCTACTTCAATTTCATGACGGTCTTCGACCGCCGCCTCCGCTTCCATCATGGCGACGGCCTCAAATTTCAAGGCGGCATCGGGGGCCTTACCATCCCGACAGAAAAGGCCATCGCCTCATGGAATAAATCGCCCAACCGAGCCGACCTTGATCTTTTCGGGCACTGGCACCAATACCAGCAGAACCGGCACTGGCTCTGCAACGGCAGCCTCATTGGCTACAATGCCTACGCCCTCTCAATCAAAGCCAGCTTCGAGCCCCCCACGCAGACCTACTTCCTCCTCGATAAAAAGCGCGGACGCACCATGACCTCTCCCATTTACCTATGACCTGGAAACACCTCGCCAAGCGCACCAACAGTCTCCCGCCCGGCTGGAGCACGGCCGACGAAATCGCCGCCGACCTCGATTGCGAACCAAGCGAAGTCCCCAAAATCCTCGCCGCCTCCATCCGCGACGGCCAAGTCGAGAAGCAGAACTTCCCACACTGGCAACCCGGCAGCCGCCAACTCCTCTACCAAACCGGCTACCGCCAGCGCACGGCTGGCACCAAAACCTCCCCCGCCGCAGCAGACTCCATCCCCGGCATCCCCGCCGACCTATTGCCAAAAGTCCGCGAGAAAATCCTCGCCCACCCGCACAAAACCGCCTCCGGCATCCGCGACCTTTTCAGCTCAAACAACCGCCGCCGCCTGAGCACCCCGGCCATCCGCACCCTCCTTGACAAGCCCCCGCACAATAAAAGGTAGATGCCCGACGATCAGACCATAGTCGAAGGCGATGCTGGATTTATCGGCATGGCCTCCCGCCTCAACCCGCTCCAGTTGCAAGCGGGCATGGTCCAATACGCCGAAAACATGCGACTCGACCGAGGCGTAGCGCAGACGCGCAAAGGCGCGAAGCGGCTGGGTGATGGCATATCGGCAGGCACGCAGCCTCTCGTGATGCCCTTTGTGCTGGATGCCAATGCCCGCGTGCGCACGATCTACAGCGGCGGCATCTTCGCCTCGGGCGTTTTCAGCTCGCCAAATTACGACGATGAAAATGAATACATCGTCCTTTGCGGGCCGACCTCGGCGTATCTCTACCGGCAGGATGAGCCTATCGAGGAGATCAACTATCCCGCCACTGGCACTGCATCTGACGAGATCATCGAGCCCACGGACAGCGTTTCGACGATACAGGCATTCAACCGTTTCTACCTCTTGCGCGAGGCCGACATGACGCTCCCTGGCTGGGATTGGAAATACACCACCGCCAGCGGCATCGCAGTCTCTGGCACCACGGCCACCGTCCACATCACCGCACATGGCCTCGCCGCCGGGCAGCGCGTGCGGATAGAGGAGGGGAGCCAAGCGGCATTCCAAGGGCATGAGTATGACATCCTCACCGCTACGGCCAATGCCTTCACCCTCGCCGTGCCCGCTGGCACAGCGCCGGATGTCGCCGCCGACATCGCAATCCGCCGCGTCAAAGCCCCGCTCTGGTGGGATGGCTCGACGATGGAGTTTCAACGCGCCGCCTCGGGCGTGCCTGCCGAGGGCGTGACATTTAAGACCCTGCGCTCCACTGGCTGGGCCAGCTACATCGGCAACCGCCTGTGGATCCCCGATGGCCGCGACACGGTGGCGATCTCGGATGTTCTGGACCCAGACCTCTACGATCCCTTTTTCCAATCCTTCCGCGCCAACCAGGGCAGCAACGACTACCTTGTCGCCATTCACCCATGGGTCGAAGGCCAAGCGCTGGTCTTCCTACGCAACTCGATCTGGCTGGCCAACCTCACCGACACCAGCAACGCGACCGGCACAGATTTCACGGTGGACTCCGCCGTTTCCCGCCTCACGCTCCTCACCGACGAGGTCGGCTGCGTAGCCCGCCGCTCGATCCAGACGGCCGGTCAGTTTGTGTTTTTCCTCTCCGACGCCGGAGTTTACCGCCTCGACACACAGCTCGACCTCAAGCTCCGCGCCAACACCCAGCCGCTGTCGGACCCCATCGCCGACCAGATCGACGAAATCAACAGCGACTACGCGCACCTCGCCGTAGGCCGGTGGTGGAATAACCGCTACTACCTCGCCGTGCCCATCGGCGAGAACGCCACAAGCAACAACACCCTTTTCCTCTGGAACGCCCTAAATTCCCAATGGGAAAGCCGCGACACCTACGCCATCAACCTCGACGAGCTACTGGTCGCCGCCTACTCCAGCCAACGCCGCCTCTTCGCCGCCAGCCGCGCCGGAACCCTCTTCCTGCTCGATGAGCTGGACTACGGCGACGAGGTGCCCTACGCGAACGCGCAAGACCTCTACACCGAAATCCCCTCCGAACTCATTACCCGCCGCTACGGCTGGGGGAGCCTCAATACCAAGCGCCTCACCCGAGCCAAAGCCAGCGTGCTCCTGCCGGACGCCTCCGCCTGCACGCTGGATGCCGTGACGACTGACTACGACGCGGACTTCCAAGTCGCCGCCCTGGAGAACACCGCCGGCGAGGAGGAGGACTACACGCTGAAGGCCCCCCTGCGCTGCAAAGCCACCGGCCTCGACCTCCGCTTCCGCACGCAAAGCGGCCGACCCATCCTCCGCCAGATCAGCGCCGAAGCCACCCGCTCCGCCCTCGACCCCACCGAAACCCGAACTTTGAATTAACCACAGAGCACACAGAGAACACAGAGGCTTAAAACTTAATTGATGAAACTACATTTCACCCTTCGGGCTGCCTCCGGCAGTCTTTCTCCGCTCCGCTCCGATTCTTAAAACTTAAAACTCTCCCACCCATGGCAACTATTACTAAAGGCAAAACATTCGTAAACGGGGAACTCGTCACCCCTGCCAACCTCCACCAGATGGTCGATGCCGCCACCGTCGCCAACATCGTCAACGCCGACATCTCCGCCGCCGCTGCTATTGCCGACACGAAACTTGCGCAGATCACCACGGCAGGGAAGGTAGCCAACTCGGCAACCACTGCTACAAACGCCAACACGGCCAACGCCATCGTGGCTCGGGATGGAAGTGGAAATTTTTCCGCCGGAACAATCACGGCCAACTTGGCCGGAAATGCCAGCACAGCAACGACAGCAACTACAGCAACTACAGCGGCGGCCTGCTCTGGAAATGCCGCTACGGCAACAACTCTGCAAACGGCCCGCACCATCAATGGTGTCTCGTTTAATGGGTCGGCCAATATCATCGTCACCGCCACCCCAGACGCGCACACGCACGACGATCGCTATTACACCGAGACAGAGATGAATACTCTGTTAGCAGGCAAGCAGGCGTCTGGCTCTTATGCCGCTGCTGCGCACACGCACGACGATCGCTATTACACCGAGACAGAGATGAATACTCTGTTAGCAGGCAAGCAAGCGGCTGGCTCTTATGCCGCTGCTGCGCACACGCACGACGATCGCTATTACACCGAGACAGAGATGAATACTCTGTTAGCAGACAAGCAGGCGGCTGGAAGCTACGCGCCTGCAACGGGGATTGCGCAATCTGCGGTGACAAACCTCACGACTGACCTTGCCGGGAAAGCCGCCATCTCGCACACGCACGACGACCGCTACTATACCGAGTCGGAGGTGAATACGCTTCTTGCAGATAAACAGAAGATCAATGGTCAAACAATTTCTGCTGGATTAAATTGGAATGGGAACACGGGCATCCAGTTTTCTAATATCCCACTAGGGGTTCAAAAATTTACTCTATTAGTTGAAATTTGGAAGCATGGTTACTCAAGCTCACCTGGTCAAGGGGTGGTAAATATCGGCACAACAACATCTGGTCTAATTACTTGGAACGCATCAGGGGCTATGGAAAACTTTTATTATTCGGCAGTTAATAATGTAGAAGGAAATAGAGGATTTTCGATCACAGGGGGAGTAAATACAGCGGCCGATCATGTAGGCGTATTGAATTTTTATGTTACAAATGACCCATTTAATCCGACTACTAAAAATCGGCTAATATGCGAATCGCATATCACGCAAAGAACTGGCTCAGGAGATATTAATATTTTGCAAGGAACTGGTTATATAGACTATACGGGACAAATTAACGAATTTGTGCTAAGAACTAGTTTCAATTCAAATTCAGTATCAAGTGCGGCTGCGCGTTTATACTACTATTACTAAACACTATGGGTAAAAAGAAAAAATCCAAACAAGAAGCGCCTCCACCGCCGCAGCCGCGAGACCTCGCCGCTGAAATGGGGCAAATTTCGGGTATTGCCAACAAGAATGCCAAGGCCCAAGCTAATCTCACGGTTAAAACCGCAGGCCGCCTCAGTGACCAAGCACTCGAAAGCACTGGGAAATTAGCCAAGAAGCTCGAAGACAGCACCTACACAGCCGCCGCCAACCAGAACCTCAGCGACGCCGCGACATCCTCCAGCCAGCTCGGCCAGAGCTACAACCAAGTCGGCCAGACTGCCGACCGCGTAGCCGCCTACAACGACCCCGCCCAAGCCCGGCTCAACGAAATGGCCATGGGGCAATACCGGCCCGACCAGATTTCCTCTCAGAATGTCGCCGCCGACCAAGTAACCGGCTCTCGCGTTGCTAATGTGGGCCAGATGGACTACGCCCGCCTCGGCCAAGTTGCCGATGTCCAAGGCCCAGCAGGCTACGCAGCCGATCAAGTCCAAGCACAGCGCATCCGCGCTGCCCAGGCCGGACCGGTCGATAGTGTATCCTCTAACAACATCCGCGCCAGCGCCGCAGAGCGCGGCCTCATGCGAGAAGCGCGTGGCGGTGGACTCCTTGGCCAACTGGAAGGCCAAGCCAGCAACGACCTCGCCCTCGGCC